AGTAAATGACAAAGAAAAAATCAAACTTATTGAAAGAAGATTTGAAATCATCATCAGATTACTTAAAGAATTTGACGAACAAATCCAGCATTTCGTCAAAGGGGGAGAATTTATGGAATGTGAAAGATGTAGTGAGTTTTGCAGAGAGTAAATTAGATATTAAATTAGATCAATGGCAAAAAGATTATATTAATACCAAAGGGAATGTTTGTGTTCGTGCGGGGCGACAGAGTGGTAAATCTTTTGCACAATCATTAAGGATAGCACTTTTTGCACTATTAAACCCAAATACTCAAACATTAATTATAGGAGCAGTAGATAGACAGAGTGTAGAATTATTTGAAAAGGTTAAAGCACATATCCAAGTTCTAGGAAAGCACACGATAAGAGGACGCCCAACTTTACATAAAATTGAATTAAGTAATAAGTCAAAAATAATCGCTCTTCCAGCAGGAAGAACAGGTTATGGATTAAGAAACTACACAATTCATAAATTAGTAGTAGATGAAGCCCACTATGTTCCCGAAGAAGTATATACAGCAGTTCGCCCTATGTTAGCAACAACGGGCGGAAGTATGGATCTATTATCAACACCGAGAGGAAGTTCGGGGTTTTTTTATGAATGTTTTAAAGATAAAGATTTTACTAAATTTCACACAACAAGCGAAGAATGTGAAAGAATTGATAAGGATTTTTTAAAGGGAGAAAAAAGGAGAATGACTAAACTACAATACGCCCAAGAATATTTAGCAGTTTTCCTAGATAATCTACAAACCTTTTTTCCTGAAAAGTTGATTACATCTTGCACTCGCTCGGGCTCTCACACCCTCTTTTCATTTTCGCCCGAGCGGGAGTATTACTTGGGAATTGATATAGCAAGATATGGGGGAGATGAAAATAGTTTTGTAATTGTAGAATTGATAGAGGATAAAGTGCATTGTTTATCCGTAGAAACTACGGAAAGAGTAAGTATAGCAGAAACAATAAGAAAAATAAAAGCACTAAATGAACAATGGAGATTTAATAAAATATACATAGACGACGGGGGAATGGGGGGAGCCGTGTTTGATGTAATGATAGAAGAGGGAGAAATGAAAAGAAAATTAATAGGTATTAATAACGCGAGTAGATCTATAAACGCAGATAAATCCAAAGGAAAGAAATTACTAAAAGAAGATTTATACGGAAACCTTAAACGCCTTATGGAGCAGAAATTAATAACACTCCCCAAAGATATGGATTTAAAGAGATCCCTAATGTCTATTCAATTTGAATATCCCGAAGAGGAAAACGCCCGACAGAATGTCCGTATTTACGGAAAATACTCACATATAACAGAGGGATTAATAAGAGCGTGTTGGAGTGTAAAAACGAAAGGTTTAAAGTTATATGTTTATTAAATTTTAAATGGTAAAAACTATACAAGAACTCAAAGACGAAGAAGCAATCACAGATAAAGAAGAATTAGAACTTACTTTAAAGCAAATGTTAGTTAATGAATTAAGGAGGATAGCTAATAGCTGATATGGGAATATTCGCAACTACGGCAGAGGTGCAAAGAAAAGCGGGAGCTAATGCGAGTGCTACTGCAAATGTAGAAGCATACATAGATGATTTTATGACGCAAGCAGAAAGTAAGATTAATGTTCTATCACAATATAATTGGAGCGACGCATATAGCGGATTAAACGCAGATGTTAAATCTATTCTAAAAGAAGCAGCGAGTAACCTCGCGGCTATGTATGTTATTCAATATGATATGTCGGGCTTTACATCTAGATTTGAAGCGGAAACTATGTTAGATGTTTTGAAAGACGGGTTTAACCAAGCACTAGCTTTACTCAAAGATATAAAGAAGAGGGATTTTATGAATGGTGCGTGATTGGGTTAAGTTTCCTGAACTATGGAATAGTGAGTTTGAATTTTATTATTTTGATAGTCCCCATAAACAAATAACGGAAGATTTTTTCGCAAAGGTAACGAGAGTAATAGACGGAGATACAATTATGTTAGAATGGATAGAGAGAGATTTTGAATTTCCTTTACGAATGTTAGAGATCAACGCCCCCGAGATGTCAGAGGGCGGTTTAGAAAGTAAAAAATGGCTTACTGAACAAGTGCTAGGGGCAGAGGTAGAAATAAAAATAGATCCAAAACAAAGAGTAGGAAAGTTCGGGAGATTATTGGGTTTTCTTTTTGCAGACGGAATTAATATGAATGAACAAAGTTTATCTTTTGGTTTCTCTCGTCCTTTTGGGCAAGATATCGGGGAATTTCCAAGTTTAAATAAAGAACTAGCGGAGGCAGAGTTTTAATGGGAGTTCCAAGAACATATAGGAAGAGTGTAGAGAAAGCAATAGCAAGTTATGACTTTACAGATATAGCTAATGGAGAGGGAGTAGTAGTTTATTATGGGTGTAAGAATGATGACAAATTTTTTTTAACAAGTAAGGAAATGCCAAGTAAATTAGCTTGGACATATGGCACGGCAAGCGGGGAAATGTTTAACGAAGATATGGATTTAGTATTTAACAGACCTCAAAGAATAAAAGGTAACCTTATAGCGAGTATCCCATTACTCTATATTTCGGGAAGCTCCAAAGAATTCACCGCAGTTATAACTATCTCACATTTTGACGGATCTAGTGCAACACAAATAGGGCAAGAAACAGGCACAACAATTACAGGATCGGCAACTTTACCCCACCCTAGCAGGATTTTATGTATTGAAATAGCAGATTTAAACCAACATTTCAAAAAAGGAGAAAGTTTAAGGATTAATGTTACAATTTCTTCATCGGGCGGGGTTGACGGTTCGGGAAGATATGTAGGACACGATCCCATAGGGAGATCGGGAGACGGAAGTAGTGAAAATGAAATATTAGAAACTAAAATGAGATTTTATGTACCTTTTGATTTAGATTTATAAAATGGGAGAATTAAATATGAACAACGCAGAGGCAAGCAATTTAAGTAACGCAGTTAAAGATTATTCTGTAAATCCCGAGAGCATAGACAACGCAACAGATCAAAAAGAAACAAGATACACAAATGCTAATTGGACACAACAATACGGATATTTCAAACAAATTGCAGAGTTAAACGCCTGTATAAACGCGAAAGCAACTTGGACAATAGGAAAAGGATTTAAGGCAGATCCCGAAACTACATTATTATTAGCTTTTATAAGGGGATTTGGGAAAGATACATTTAACACAATTTTAGAAAATATGATCAGAACATATTACATAGGGGGAGATAGTTTTTGTGAGATTATGAGAGATAATGAAGATAATATAATTAATCTAAAACCATTAGATCCTCAAACAATAGTTATCATCGCGGGAAGAAACGGAGTGATTTTAAGATACGAACAAACATCAAGAATAAAAAAGAACAATAAGAAATTTAACCCAAGAGATATATTTCATTTAGCAAGGAACAGGATAGCAGATCAAATACACGGGAGCTCTGTTATTGATAGTGTAGAAAATATTATACTAGCACGTAATGAGGCGATAAGCGATTATAAGCAAATGATGCATCGGTATATGAAACCAAGATATATTTTTCATTTAGATACCGATGACACAGCGAAGATAGCAAGCTTTAAAACAAAAATGGATAAAGCTTATGCTGACGGGGAAAATATTTATATACCCAAAGACGCCGTAGTTCCTGAACAAATGTCTATTGCTCCAAACTCAACATTAGATCCGAAAGCGTGGATAGATCAACAAGGAGATTTCTTTTACGAAGCCGTTGGAGTTCCTCAAATAATTCTCGGGGGGAGTGGAGAATTTACGGAAGCAAGTGCAAAGATAGCATATTTGGCGTTCCAGCAAAATATTGAAGAAGAACAATTATTTATTGAAGAACAAATAATACATCAACTAGGAATAAGTATAGAGTTAGAGTTCCCCGCAAGTTTAGAAAATGAGATGTTAAGCGATAAAGCAAAAGACGGAGCAGAGAATATACAACCAAACGAAACAACAGCAGGAGCGGGGCAATAATGGAACAAGAGTTTATAGGTTTAATAGGAAGTTTAGGATTTCCAATAGCAATAACAATATTTTTATTAATAGAAAGGGGGAAAACAATGAAAGAGTTAATTAGAGTAGTTCAAGATCTAACATTAGTAATTGAAAAGAAACTTAAATAATGGTAAGTATAACCGTCAAAAAAAACAAAAAGAAGAAACCCACATTAAAAGAAAGGGCAGATTTTCAACAAACACCTGAGGGAAGAAAATTGCAACAAGAAAGAGCCGAAAGAATAAAGAAAAGAAGAGAAGCTGAAAATAAAGGGAAAAAGGTTATATTTAAGAAGGGCAGAGTAGTGATACCCGCAAAAGAAGATCCAAAATTATTTGGCAGACAAGAAGCAGAACGAAAGCGGGTAAATTTAGAAGAACAAAAGAAAGACGATAAAGAAAGTGGAGCAGAAGTTAGAAAATTTATAGATATTGAAAAGGGAAAGATAACCGCAAGAGAAACGGCAGAAAAAGAATTAGCAGATGAGAAAAAACAAAAAGAAGAAGCTGAAAGAATTAAATTGGAAGAACAAGATAGAGTAGAAACAGAAGAAGCTAAAAAAACTTTTGTTGATAATGCAAGGGGTGATCCAAACGCAATTATAGGATATCAAGAAGTAGAACAAATTATAGACGGCTCGCCAACAGGGGAAATGATCCAAATTCCTATAACAAGAGGAGATCAATTAGCAATGGCGGACGCACATATGGATCTTATAAGTTTAGGAAGTTCGGCGGGTATAACAAAATTATCTTCTTCGGGAGCAAAGGCGTTTTTATCAAGAAGTGGAAAAGTAAATTTAGATAAATTAAGTAGATCTGACGCGGCGGCAGTATTAATTAAAGGGAAACATTCTAGGGAGTTTGATAAAATTAGAACTACAAATGCGTGGAAGAAGAAATTTGGAATAAATGATGATTTGGCTTTAAAACTTTGGAACAAGTTGGAAAGAACGCCCATAGAAGCGATAAAAGAATTTACCTTTTCAAGAAAGGGAGCAATAATAGGAACGGGGGGTTTTTACTTGGGATTGAGAGCTATGGGCACTAATTCTCAAATGATGTGGTTAGCGTCGGATAATGTATTAACGGGGGGGGCAATGTATGTTAAAAATTTAAAATGGGCAGTTAAAGACGGAATGCCCATAGAAAAAGCCCAAGAATTATTTGAAGAAACACAAGAAACGGTTAATTGGACAAGAAGTTTTATATCGTCAAATGCAAACAAAAACCCCGAAACTATGCCTTATGTGAAATTATTAGATAGGAATGCAGAACAAGTCCAAAGATCTTTGGATTTAATAAGGGACGAGTTATGGGGGTAGATTTATAAACCTTAATAAGTAAGTATTACAATGGAAGAAGAAAAAGAAACCACAGAAGAAGAGCCACAATCTAGCACTCTTATTGAGAACGCTACGAGAACGGCAGAAAGATTAGAGGAAGCA